TATATCTATGAGTGAAGAAGAATTTAGTGTGTGGATTTCTAATCAAAATCTTTACAGGAAAGATGGAGCAAGAAATTCAAATGTCACTAGAGTATTGATGTGGAGAAACCTATCTTTAGAAAACTATTATGGAAATTGATTATTCTAAAATATCAACAGAAGAATTGAAAAAACTTCGTCAAAATTGTATTAAAAATATTTCAAAATATACTAATAATCAAATGGCGAGAAAGATACAAATCAATAGTTTGTACGGGGCAATTGGAAATCAATGGTTCAGATATTTTAAACTAGCAAATGCAGAAGCAATTACTCTTTCAGGTCAAGTTGCTATTCGTTGGATTGAAAATAAACTTAATCAATATTTCAATAAAATCTTAAAAACTGAAGAGGTAGATTATGTTATTGCTTCTGATACCGATTCCATTTATCTTAATATGGGTCCTTTGGTTGAGACTGTATACAAGGGAAGAGAGAAAACTACTGAAGGCGTTGTGTCGTTCCTTGATAAGATCTCTAAAGTGGAACTTGAAGAATATATTGAAGGTTGCTACCAAGAACTGGCGGACTATGTGAACGCATATGACCAAAAGATGCAGATGAAACGAGAGAATATTGCCGATCGTGGAATATGGACTGCGAAAAAGCGTTATATTCTTAACGTTTGGGATAGTGAAGGAGTTCGATATACGGAACCAAAACTTAAAATTATGGGTATTGAAGCAGTCAAATCTTCTACTCCCGCACCTTGTCGTCAAATGATTAAGGATGGTCTTAAATTAATGATGAGTGGAACTCAAGATGAAGTAATTAAGTTTATTGAAAAATGTCGTTCCGATTTTGGAAAACTCTCTCCAGAAGAGATTGCATTTCCTCGTACAGCGTCTGATGTTCGTAAATATTATTCTTCATCTAACATTTATCAATCAAAAACTCCAATTCAAGTAAGAGGTGCCCTTCTTTTTAATCATTATATAAAGGAGAAAAATTTAACCAACAAGTATTCTCCTATTGGTAATGGAGAAAAGGTTAAATTTGTTTATCTTAAAAAACCAAATATTATTCAAGAAAATGTAATTTCTTTTATTCAAGAATTTCCTAGAGAATTAGGACTTGACAAATACATCGACTATGACCTACAATTTGAAAAGAGTTTCCTCGAACCACTCAAGTCTATTCTTGATGCAATTGGATGGAAAACTGAACATACAACAAATCTTAATGCATTTTTTATTTAATGGATTTACCTATTAACCAGAAAGAACTAGATACTATTATTAGTGCAATGCGATTGGGTGGTGATACCGCACTATACCAAAAACTTTGGTGCTATAAAATGAATTATCTTGACAAACAAAAACAAAAAGAGGAATAAATTATGGATTTTCTTAAGGACATTGTAAAAGAAATTGGTGGAGAATATACGCAACTCGCTTCAGATATTGATGAAACTGAAACATACGTTGATACGGGTTCATACGTTTTTAATGCTCTTGTATCTGGTAGTATCTTTGGTGGTGTATCTGGTAATAAAATTACTGCTATTGCAGGAGAAACTAGTACTGGAAAGACTTTCTTCTCTCTCGCTGTGGTTAAGAATTTTCTTGATACTAATCCCAATGGTTACTGTCTCTATTTTGATACTGAGTCTGCTATTACTAAATCTCTTCTAGAATCTCGCGGAATTGACATAAATCGTTTGGTGGTTGTTAATGTAGTTACAGTAGAAGAATTTCGTACCAAGACACTCAAGGCAGTTGATATTTACCTAAAGAAAAAGGAAGAAGAAAGAAAACCTTGTATCTTTGTATTGGATTCCTTGGGAATGCTCTCTACAAATAAAGAGATTAATGATGCTCTTGCCGAAAAGGATACTCGGGATATGACTAAAGCGCAACTGATTAAAGGTGCCTTCCGTATGCTGACTCTTAAATTGGGTCAAGCAAAAATTCCTATGCTGGTGACAAATCACACCTATGAAAGTATGAGTCTTTATGGCGGAAAACAAATGTCAGGTGGAAGTGGATTGCAATATGCCGCATCTACTATCATCTATCTTTCCAAATCAAAAGAAAAAGACGGCACCGAAGTGATTGGAAATATCATTCGCGCAAAGACTCAAAAATCTAGGTTAAGTAAAGAAAATCAAGATGTTGAAATTCGTCTCTATTATGATGAACGAGGTCTTGATAGGTATTATGGTCTTCTTGAACTTGGTGAACTTGGAGGAATGTGGAAGAATGTTGCAGGTCGTTATGAGATTGATGGTAAGAAACTTTATGCCAAAGAAATCTTAAAAAATACAGAAAAATATTTTACGCCAGAAGTAATGCAGCAACTTGATGCTGCCGCAAAACAAGAATTTTCTTATGGAACGACTTGAGATTACGATTCTCAGAAACCTGATATTTAACGAAGATTATGCTAGAAAGGTTATTCCATTTATTCAACCAGAATATTTTGAACAGAGAATAGAAAAGATCGTATTTGAAGAGACTGTTAAGTTTATTGTAAAATACGGATCTTCTATTACTGCCGAAGCACTTGGTATTGAAATTGATAATCGTAGAGATTTAACAGAGTCTGAAAATAAAGATATTTCTGATTTGGTCTCCAAACTTAACAATTCTCCTGTTGATAATCAATGGATATTAGATACTACCGAAAAGTGGTGTCGTGATCGTGCAATTTATCTTGCATTGATGGAATCTATTCATATCGCTGATGGTGAGGATGAAAAGAAAGGCAGAGATGCTATTCCACATATTCTTTCAGATGCTCTTGCAGTGTCTTTTGATAATAATATTGGACACGACTACCTTCAAAACTATGAAGATCGTTATGAGTATTATCACCGCAAAGAAGACAAAATTGAGTTTGATTTGGAGTGTTTTAATACGATCACTAAAGGTGGTGTTCCTAATAAAACTCTTAATATTTGTTTAGCTGGAACTGGAGCTGGAAAAAGTTTGTTTATGTGCCATTTTGCATCATCTGTTCTACTTCAAGGTAAAAATGTTCTTTACATTACTCTTGAAATGGCAGAGGAAAAAATTGCTGAACGAATTGATGCAAATCTTCTCAATGTTCCCATTCAACAGTTAGTTGATTTGCCTCGTCAAATGTTTGAGAAAAAAATTAATGGTATTTCTAAAAAGACACAAGGAAAATTAATCATTAAAGAGTATCCAACTGCTTCTGCTCATAGTGGGCACTTTAGGGCACTATTAAATGAACTTGCTCTTAAAAAGTCTTTTAGACCTGATATTATTTTCATTGATTACCTTAATATCTGTTCTTCTTCAAGATTTAAGGGAGGTAATAATGTCAATTCTTATACATTAGTAAAATCAATTGCGGAAGAACTTCGTGGTCTTGCTGTAGAATTTAATGTTCCTATTTTTAGTGCGACACAAACTACAAGAAGTGGATTTGGATCTTCTGATCCAGAATTAACTGATACTTCAGAATCCTTTGGTTTGCCTGCAACTGCTGACCTTATGTTTGCACTTATCAGTACAGAGGAACTTGAAGATCTTGGTCAAATTATGGTTAAGCAACTTAAGAATAGATATAATGATCCAACAGTCTTTAAGAGGTTTGTTGTTGGAATTGATAGATCCAAGATGAGACTTTATGATGTTGAACAGTCAGCACAAAAAGACATAGTTGACAGCGGGCAAGATTATGAGTATAATAATAAAGAAGAAAAAACATCACTTAAGAAAAAATTCGAGGGATTTAACTTTTAAATATGACAACTATTGAACCTAATAAGTATATTGAATTTGTTCGTCAAACCACTAGTCCAGCAAGTAGTGAATACCCAAAACTTGTTGAACGTTTGAATGAACTGGAAGGACAAGGTGCTGATGTTCCTCGTCTGCTAACTGCTGCTTTTGGTATGAGTGCCGAAGCAGGTGAATTTACCGAAGTAGTCAAAAAGATTTTTCTTCAAGGAAAACCTTATAATGAAGAGAATGTCTTTCATATGAAGCGTGAACTTGGAGACCTGTGTTGGTATCTCGCACAAGCGTGTATGGCACTGGGCATTACCTTTGAAGAGGTTCTTGAAATGAACTATGAGAAACTGAGTGCTCGTTATCCAGAGGGAACTTTCTCTGTCTATAAATCAGAAAATCGTTTCGATGGAGATATTTAAGTATATTAATAATTGACCCTTCGGGGTTCTCGGGGAATTAGCACAGTTGGTAGTGCGCCTGCTTTGCAAGCAGGAAGTCAGGAGTTCGAGTCTCCTATTCTCCATTCTAAATACTTAAAAAAGTATTATGGGGAAAATAGTTACAGGTAGTAGTAGTGATCCAGATTACTACGATCTTTGGGAAAAATCTGGTATGCGAGGATATTTTAAACCAGGTGGGGGCGGATTTGCTTATGAAGATAGTTTGTATAGCAAGATGAAAGAATTGGGATTGGTTCCCAATGGATTTGCTCCAGCTGGATCTGCGAATGATTTGCCAGATTTAAAGTTTTTAGCATCTGATGTTACTGCTAGAGTAATAACAGCATCAACTATTCCGGGGAGAATCCGAGAATATAAGTGTGAAATAAAATTAAATGCTCAAGCAGATTTTGGGCAAAGTGGATTAAAATATACAAATGGTAAGTGGTATTTAGATGGATCTAGTAGTGCAGAAGCAATAGTAATGCGAAGTTTACTTCAAAATATGGAAGTTCCCCAAAAAGTAAATGCAAATTGGGGACCTCTTGGTGTTCCAAGAAAGTTTGACCCCAAAGTAAAGGTTAAAACTGGGAGTAATATGAATCCTAGAGATTATATGTTTGATAGGGAAACTTTTAAAGATATTATGCTAACAGGAACTGATGCCCCCCAAACTAGATCTCTTGCTCGATACTATGGGTCAAAACAAACTCACTACATTCAGATTGGTGGATATGGATTGTATTATATGCAGAGTGATCCAGCTAATTTAAAAAAGCATGGTGTAAAGAGATTTGATGGAACACTAAAACTAAGAATTAGAAGAAAGGCTGGTGGTAGTAGTAGAGAGCCTTGGAACTATAGATTTTCAACGGCTCTTCTAATTGATAGTCCACCATCAGTATCGAGATTTAGCTTCGATCAAGCATCTGAGGATATTTTAATAGCACTTGATCCTATGGGAGTAATTTCCAAAAAAAGAAGATAATATGATTAACCCATACATAAAAAGTCTAATAGAAAATTTTAAAAAAGGTGACTTTAAGGATTTTGTTTCT